ATAGTCACGCCAATTGAGCCAGCTTGCCCAAAGGGTTGCCGTGATAGACTAGATATCTAGCCAGTTCCTGAATGGCTCTCTTGCTTGTTTTGCCGTTGTAGAGCACATATCCACAAAGTCTTTGAGTATTTGAGAACTCATACCCTGTGTAGTTTTCTTCGATGTTGTTGTAATGACATCGAGTACTTCGCCATCCGGTAAGAAAATGACCGAAGACCACAGTCCTTTTTTCTCGATGACGATAGCTGCCGGTACTCTAGTGTTTTGGTTTAGCCAGTATCGCGTTTCAGATTTTAAATCCCAGCAGTCAGTCCATCGTGTGAGTAACCAGTTTTGTTGTCCGTGTTCGATAATAGTCATTGTTCAAATGTTTTGATGATTCGTTTGTTCAAAATTTTTGATTGTTCGGAAAACCTGAATAATCAAATTTCTTGATGAATGAGACGTGGCTTCCTGATGAACTTCCATTCCTGCTTTTCCCTGGTTATCGTGTACTTCCTGTCTATTATCCCGGTCATCTCCATCGCAATGATCGCTGAGTACTTCTGACTGTAGCTGCCCGACTGTAGCTGGGTTGCTATCTTCTCAAGATTACCGTTCTCTATGGCCTTACGCTCTTCTGTCGTTTGCCATTGTTGACGACGATATCTAGAGTCTGTGTCAAAGCAAGCACCACATCTCAGGCCCTTTGTCCACACGTACAGATCTCTTGTGCCGCTCCAGCAGAATGGGCACACGGCGTAGCCTTTATTACGAACCACTCGATAAGTACAGCTGGACCAACCTTGATAAAATCTGTGGTCACCACGGTATCTCAGCCACAAGATTCCTGTGCGCAGATACAAAATGTAGTCTATGGTTTCACCACCTCTCTTCAGGTAGCCATCGCAGTATTCATTTCGACGCTTGTCTATGAACCCCGTCATACCGAAGTTCGGGACTTCCTCTTTCCAACATCGTTGATTTTCGTTTAGTGATAGGCGCACAACACAAGGCTCTCTTTTGGTTTATGTGATTGGTGATATCATTGAAACTTATCAAGAGTATATCGTTTCAGATTGAATGGTGCAGACATTTCCGTGAAAGAAGTTGGGCGACAAAGCAAATTACAATCAAAACAATCTTTGTATGATTATACGAAATTACTGAACAATCAAATTTTTTGACCAGTCGAGTGCTGACTGATTGGATTTTTTGGTGATTTTTGTTGAGTTCAGCTCAAAAGTTGTTGAAAACGGATACTTAGCCAAAAAAGTGTTTGAGAATAGACATTTTAGATACAGCCCGTGTTCTCTGGGTTTCCGAGAGATTTTTCGATTTCCTCTTTTTGAGAGTAGACATTTCTAAAACCTCCATAGATAGGGAAATATATACAAATAAACTATTAAAACCCGTGCAATTTACATTATTAACAATATATAATTTCATAATTTATTTAAAAAAAAATAATTTTTATTTTCTAATAGGGGTTTGGGAAATTTCGGCAGTTTTTGCTTCAAATATGGACCTTTGCCCCGAATGGTGGGGCTTATCAAAATGTCTACTTAGAAAACAAAGATTTTCGATTTTCGTCTACACCTTCCATCTGGTCGGGTCTATACAAAATGCCTACTTACAAACTATTTACTTCTTTTCAAGGACATTAAATCGTGGTATACTATATAGGTACAACTAAGGAGGTTATAATGTACAAATCAACTAGACTTACACCCGATTACTGGCGATACCTTATAAGAGTGAAGGGGCGTACGTTAACGCGTCGTCACTTCCACAATGTGCTTTCCTCGTCTATAGGAATGCGCCGAGAGGTTCTACACAGAATATACGAAGAGGTCTTCAGTGCAAGAGCTTAGAATAGGGTCACTATTCAGTGGTATAGGTGCACTGGATTTAGGCTTACACGAGCTGCTGAAATGCAAAACAGAGTGGTTCGTTGAGCAGAATGAATACTGTCAACAAGTACTTGAAAAGCGTTTCCCTGGCACACCTATATATAATGACGTGACAAGCATCACAGGATACAACCTGGCCTCGATTGATATACTTGTTGGTGGCTTTCCCTGCCAAGACTTATCGGTAGCTGGCCAAGGTGCAGGTATCAAGGAGGGCACACGCTCTGGTTTGTTCTTCGAGATGTGGCGTTTAGCTGAGGTCCTGCAGCCTCGGTTTGTATTGTTCGAGAATGTCCCTGCGATAATGACGCGGGGTATAGACACAGTAACAGATACCATCGTATCATCTGGCTGGACAGTGGAGTGGTTTCACTTAGCTGCATCCGATATAGGTGCTTGGCACAAACGTGAACGTTGGTGGGCTGTAGCTCATAGAGAGCAGCCTTTGTTCAACAACTACATCCAGATAGGTTACAACGACAACGGGTGGAAGAGTTTACAGCACGACTTGTTTTCGAGTTCATCTCGTATAGAGAAGTATCCAAAGTCAGGTATGGCAAGTGGCACGTCTTTATATAGTCGTCCTCACTCTCCAAGTTTGGAAGGAACACTTCCCACACCAACACAGGACAGTGCTTCAGGTCGCAAGAAGATGTACAAGCAGGGTGGAATGCCATTGACAGTAGCGGTTCGTTATCCAACGCCAACAGCTACTGACTACAAAGATGGTGGCTCGGAGCACAGTATCAAGACACAGGTGAAACGAAAGGGTACAGGGGTGAGGCTTGGTTCATACGTTCCAGCTTCAGAGAACCAGCTATTGCCAACTCCTGTTCGTGGTGATGGTCACAAGCTGGGCAGCAATACGCTGTCTCGATACATAGAATCAGGTGGTCGTCGTTATTCTGCTGATGACCACCGAGGCACAGGTGAACCGATAGAGTGGTTGCCTGGAAAGCTTAATCCAGATTGGGTAGAGCCATTGATGGGTCTGCCATCAGGCTACACTGATCTGGACCAAGACATAGAGCCAGGTTTGGTAAGTATCCAGTCTTGGTTGGATGGTAGTTGGGAAACTGACATACCGAGATTAACAGAGAAGAAGAAGAACCGAGTAGCCCGTGTGAAAGCGTTGGGTAACAGTGTAGTACCTCAGTGTGCACGTTCAGCTTTTTCAGTTTTACGGAGGAGATATGAGTAGTAAAACGAGCTTGATGCTTGGCGCAAGCAATCCAAAAGAGGAGCGTCATCCAGAAGATTATTATGCAACAGAGCCGGTTGCACTTGAGAAGCTACTGAAGGCGATCGACTTTGATCTTCATCAGATGGTTTGGGAGTGTGCTTGTGGCGGTGGTCATTTGGTAGACGTGTTGATCAAGAACAATCATTATGTACTGGCGACAGACATAGTAAACCGTAATGACCGGGCGATGTTGGAGGTAGACTTCTTGCAAGCTCAGTCACGTTGGAGGGGAGATATCCTGACCAATCCTCCGTTCAAATCAGCGGAGGCATTTGTAAAGAAGGGCCTAGAGATTTTGAATCCTGGTCGTTATTTGATACTGTTCCAGCGCATAATGTTTTTGGAGAGTTCAAAAAGATTTGAACTTTTCAAGAAGCATCCACCCAAGTATGTGTATGTGCACTCGTCCAGGGTAGCGATAGCAAAGGGTGGAGATTTTGAAAAATACGAAGGTGGTGGCAAGAATATGTGCTACGCCTGGTTTGTTTGGCAGAAGGGCTGTCAAGCGGAAACAATAGTGAGGTGGATAAAATGAGAGGAAAACCGATAAAACCTGGTAGACATACTGGGAGCAAAGACAGTTGGCAGATTCAATATATGCCGAAGCAAGCTGTAAACCCGAGGCAAGAAGTTTCGGCTGAAAAAAAAGAAGCACTAAAGAGAAAGCGAAAGCTACAAAAGAAATCCAAAAGGAGGAACAGATGACAGAACAAGAAAAAAACATATATGAAGCGTGGTTAAAAGACTTTGGTCGTTGTGTCGCAATGCGTCGCAAGACCTTGGGATTAACTCAGAAGCAAGCTGCAGAGAGGGTAGGTATGCACAAGAAGTTCTATAGAGACATAGAGTATGGTTTGCGGCCTATCACAACTCGGACGTTGTTTCAGCTGTGTATGCGTCTAGATTTAACGCTGCCGTATAGTGAGGCAATGATTTTCGTATGCGACTAGGATTGAGCGTACTACTTTTCAATATAGTTTTGGGTGCTTGGGTTTTGTACAAGCACCTTCTATATTGGCTGAATGAGGATTACTGTAGGGAGTATTGTTTTCCGTACAGTTTTGATATGATGGATGAGGAAACGTGTGCTTGTTGGAGAGATGATGGCACAATAGAAGTAAAGGAGGTAGAATATGAATGAAGAGATGCAGCGAGCTTGGTGCTCAAAATGTCAGCGTGACGCTTCTTATCGTCGCACTGGGAAGGGTTCAGGGTGTCATATCCTGTTGAATGCTCTAACCAACCATTCTTTTGATTACTGGTCGTATGACGAGAAGGGTGGTCATTGCTCGGAGTTTGAGCAGACCAAACCGAAAGAGTTGAGAAAAAAGAGAGTAAAGAAGTCAGATCCGAATCAGTTGAGGTTGTTTTGAATTTTGGTAGGTATTTACAAAAGAAACTTCATATGTTAGAAAGAAGTCAGGAGTGGTTGTATCGTCGCAGTAAGATTAGCACAGGCAGTTGTCAGCGTTGGTCAAACGGCCAAGAGCCATCTCTCAGTGCGTTCTTACGTGTTTGCAAGGTCATAGCCAACCAAGAGCAACGCAGTCTCATAGAAGTGATTGAGGAGTATCTGGAGAAGCAATGAATATAGTTTTATTTTGCACACTGTGTTTTTTTATGTGCTGGTGCATCAGCAATGTAAGTACTGAATGCCCGGTATGCGGTTGTGACCCTTGCGATTGTCACCCGCAGGAATTGAAGCTGTGAGCTTAGAACCTGGTCGTGAGTATGTAATCCGTTGGTTGGATGACCCTACGGAGTATTTGGTAACCTTTATAAAAACAGACAGAGGCTTCTTCTTGTTTGAATGGAAGAAGGACTCTGCCTATTTGGTTGCTCGTCCGAGCGCGATAGCTATTCGGCCTGCTTAGAAGAGGTATCGTCTGAACTGTCGACACCCTTTGTGCATCCGCCACAAGCTAGGAAAAGTGTAATAAGAATAGTAAGCATATTGTCTCCTCGAACAAAATAAAACCTCCCCAAGGAGGAGGGGAGGCTTTGTAATACAATCAAACTACCTGAAGAGTAGATACTAAGTATAACTGGTTCGAGACTGAAGATCAACCTTTATCAGTCTCATAATCGTAAAGATCTTCAGGTATCAGCCAAGTTGTGACCTTCTGATTACCATACCTGGTTTGCCCGATGGGTTTGACACCCATAGCTGACAAAATCTCTCCGGCGCGTTTGGCAGCTTTCCGGTCCTGTTGCTTTGCAGGTATCTCGAGTACATCTTGTAGTATCTCTCTGATGTATACGTACCGTGCTTTTTTGAGCTTTTTCTCGGTGACATCTCGAAGTCCTTTGAGATTTTTGAAGTTGTCCCATTTGATTTTACAATGTGAGCTGATGTATGGCAGCCAGGGATCTTGGGAAGCGAACTGTCTATTGAAGTCTTGCTGTCTTTGTTCGATATGTTTTGGAAACCAGTTTTGTCTATCAGGTCCTCTTTGAGCGTACTCACCTTCTCCATAGATACAGTGCATAGCTCTAGCGTAAATGTATGGCAGATCTCTTCTGAGTTCATCTATTCTGATCATACCGCCTAGTCCGACACGGAACGCCATAAATCGTCGAGAGCCTGTTGGATCTGACAGGAAGCCTAGCTGATCGATGTTTGAGTTACCGACCAGTACCCAAGAGGCGTCAATGGTGGAGACGTTTGCTTCGTACGGCTTACGGATTTTGAAACGTGGGTTTGAGATAAATCCTTTGATAACTTCGTATCCGTGTTCCAGCAGTGTATTACACTCGTCGAATTCATAGAGTGCGCATCCAGCGAGGACGAGTTTGGCGTCTTTGCTCTTGAGGTCCAGATCTCCACGAGAGAAGTAGTCCTTTTCGATAGCGAGTAGTTCGGTAGAGATTGACTTCCCGCATCCTTGAGGTCCGATTTTAATTGGAAGGAGTTGCCATTCGCATCCAGGTTCAATCTGTCTCATACAAAAACCTTTACAGAACATACGGCCGTATAGACTGATAAGTTCGTTGTGCTTGTCCTTGTTCGGTCCATCAGGTATCTCTGCTCTGTAATAGTATGTGTACAGGTTCTCAGGTCTTGCGTGGTCAGGTGCTTGAGACATATCCAAATTGAACCGCCATTCATTTAACTGATCTCGGACAGGATGATAAGAGTGTTTAGATGCAGCATAGTTGATACTCTTCCCGACAGTAGATAAGGGAAACTCGAGCTGTTCGTAGTTGCGTTGAATGAACAGCAGTGTTTCCATAGTCAGGTTGTCATTGATTGGTTGGCCATCAACTTCAACAACTCCAGCAAACTCATTGTATTTGAACTTGCCCTGGAGACGCTTGTCATCCTGTAGAATGTTGTGCAGGTTGAGGATAACAGCTTTGATTTCGCCTTCTCCAATTTTGACGCCTTTCTCCATAATGGCTTTTCGGAACAGCTCAACATCGGGGTCTGCCCCTTCCATTTCAATCATTGGTTCAACGCCGACAGCCTGAAGTTCTGAGCCTCGTAATCTGATATCGATAGCTGCTCTAAGTTTCCGTGCGACCTTGGCACAACCGTGTAAAGCTTGAAGCCTGTAGAAGTACTTCTCTGCTTCCATTGGTACGTATTTAAAAGCGATAGCCAGGTCTTCAACGTAGTCAAACAGGTCAACGATTGTATTTATTCGATCAGCTCTCTTGGCATCCTCCAGTGCTTCAAAGGTATTCTTGAGTAGCTGCAAGGCTTTTTCCCCAACAATCTTTTCGTAGTTGGGGTAGTTGGTCACCTTCTCTTCGATGTGTGATACATCGTGTTCTTTGTCGAGGAAAAAGTCGTTGATGTCTCCTTCTCCGAGCATCAGTCTTTTTGGTACAAGAGGGTAGATAGCTTTGGCAATCTTCTCAGCGTACTCATCGCCCTTCTCATCGTTGTGGGTAGCAATGATTACTTCAGCAGCAGCGGGGAACTTGAACTGTCTGAATGCAGGTATAGAACCATTTTTGATTCCCATCACGGGGTTGGTCACTCCTTTTGACTTGAGGCAGATGAAGTCCATCTCTCCTTCCACGATCCAGAAGCGATTGAATGACGATTCATTTCTGAGGAACTGTCTCATTTGTTCGCAAGCGAAGAACAGTCCAGACATAGAGTATCCGATTGGGCACATTGTCTTTGGTCGATCTTTCAGCTTCTCGACAGCTCGTCCCTGAAAACTTTTTAGGTTACCCAAACTGTCGACGAGTGGGACACACAGTGGGTATTCCTGTGCCCATTTCCAGGGCCAGAATGGCATACGTCGTCCAGAAGATGTCTCTACCTTCGTTAGAGTATTGTAGTGGAAACTGATTGGCATCACGTATGCTTCAGTGACATTATATGGGTTTATACCTCTTCTCTGTAGGAATTTATCTATTTTGTCTGGAGTTCCATCTGCGGCAACAGGTTGTTTTCTTATTTGTTGCCATAGTGCTTTCAGGTCTTGAGAAGGCACTTCTTCCTTCTGGAAAGAAGGCACTTCGAAGCTAGTAAACTCTTTTGTTTTGAAGAAGTCTTTAATAGCGGAGTAGTCTTGGACATCTCTGCACTTCACGCCTTCCAGTGAATATGCAACGAGGTCCATCATATCTCCCCCGGCTTGGCATCTAAAGCACGTCCAACCAGTCGAGTTTGTACCACGTACTATTCCTATTGGTGGGCGTTTATCCTTTGTGCCGACTTGTTCAGCACCGCAGGCAGGGCAGGGTGTCCATCTTTTACCTTTACAGGACATCCCAAGATTTCCAGCAACGCTCTCAAAACTAGAGTTTAACTTTGCTTTCCTAATCCAATCACTCATTTTTTCCTCCTTGTTGTTTGCAAATGTAGTTGATTGTGTATACATTGTATGTACAAACCATTTGGTTTGCAAATTTTTTCAAGGAGAAAATCATTATGATGACACTTTTTAATAAAAGGATGAAAAGAATAACTGAGAGATGGAGAAGAGCATTGGCTTGTCACGGCGAGGAAATCGCGAAAGCAGAGATTGAGTTTGACTTGATGATCCTCAACCGCTCGATTGTGAACAGAGAGAACTACTATGATCTCTCTTACAATGATGCCAAACTATTATATCCTCTTCTGCTTAAAATAAAAGACAGAACTTTAAATACCAACCTGAAAAAAGGTAAGAACAAAAAGCTGGTTAGTTTTAGGCTATCTGAAGACGCTCGATTCAAGTTAGATATGCTAGCTGAAAGGGGTGGCGTTTGTAAGACAGCGGTTCTTGAAAATCTTTTGATGCAGCAATCTCGTTTTGAGATAGCTATTCCGGAGACGAAATGAGCAAGATACGGATTCATTCTGATTCTTTCGAAGAGTTATTACTGACTCTTCGGGAGATTAATGATGACGAGGACCTCTTCGTTGAGATAATCAACGAGGAGGGAGAAGTCCTTGTCTATGACAACGGTATGTTCGCGGTAGCTTCTGGCGCAGATCATTGTTGGTTCGAGGCTGATCAGCTGGTTGATCCTCAACGTGAGATGTTGGAAGCTACCTTGGTAGACCATTTATTGAGAATAGTAAACAATATAATCGCAGGAGCGTTAAACAATGTGGAATGATGCACCGTGGACACCACGCAGATGGCAGGAGGAAGCTTTACCTCTTGCCATTTCTTCTTTAAGACAAGGTAAACGCCCTATTATCTCAGCGATAATGGGTGCAGGGAAAAGTATACTATTGGCTGAATTAGTGTACGAGGCACTGAAGAAGCTACAACCTGGCTACAAAGTTGTAGTCATTGCGCCTCGTCAGTCTTTGATTCGGCAGCTATACGGCACAATCTCTTTTCGTTGTGGAAAGGAGAATGTTGGTGTGTATTATGCTGATGAGAAGGACACGACAAAAAAAGTCGTGATTACAACTTTTGTTTCTGCTCCGGCGATATCACGGCAAGTGAAGTGTGCTTTGCTTGTTGGAGATGAGGTACACGGAACAGAGGCTGAAAATTTTAAAAATTGTTATCAGTTTATTGATCCGGCTTGCGCGATTGGTTTTACAGCTACACCGTATCGCAGCAACGAGGTAGAGACACTATCACTGTGGGATGAAGTTATATATAGATACAGTGCCAAGGATGCTCTGTCAGATGGAGTTATCGTTCCTTGGAAGCTCGTACATTGGGATGGTACTGGTTCATCAGATACGGACGATGTTTGCCACAGATTGATTGCCAGAATGGAGGGACCGGGAGTTGTGAGTGCTCTAAATATAGAGGATGCTATCAGCTACGCTGGATACCTGAATCGATATGGAATACGTTCTGCAGCTATTCATTCTAAGATGAAGCGAGCGGAAAGAGATCATATGCTGGAGATGCTGAAGAAGGGGTCTTTAAAATGCCTTGTACACGTCTCTCTGTTAGCTGAGGGGGTAGATATGCCCTGGTTGAAGTGGTTGTGCCTCAGAAGGCCTGTTGGGGCGCGAGTAAGGTTTGTACAGGAAGTGGGCAGGGTGTTGCGTGCTCATCCAGGAAAAGAGTTTGCTTATATAATAGATCCACACGATTTATTTGGAATGCACACATTATCCAATCCAGAACGTTTGGGAGAGGCGTTAACCAAGCAAGAGAAGGAATATGAAGATGAGCTTGTAATGTTAGTTCCGGAACAAGAAGAGCGAGAGATTATACGTAAGATGCCAGCAGCGAAAGCGTTCTCTGTAGTTGATTCTTATGTAACAAGTTTGCTCAGTGTGATGAGGGGTGCAGGTCTAGTTCCCCCTCCGAAAAAGTGGGTAGATGATCATTGGAGGGGTGGTGTCCCGACACGTAAGCAGCTTATGACTGTTGAGAAATGCAGATGGTCTTCGAGGTACTTACCAGAAAATGTCCGAGTACCATTTAAACTGATACTGGATAGGGCACATACTTACAACAAAGGAACGGTCACAGACCTATTGGAGATCCTGTTTGGACTTGCTAAATCTAGCAAGCAAGCTCGTGCAATGAAAAGGCACTACTACCTCCCGAATATACGGTTTCCTAAGCCAGACTTCCCCATTCAACAAATGTTGTTTGTAATGGAAAAAAATTAAAAAATACAAGTTCTGTGTTGACACCTTTTGATTTTGTATATACATTGTCTATACATCAAACAACAAGGAGTTAGTGATGAAAAATAGTTTTATGTACATTGTGTACGCTTCGGACACCATTATTGGAGTCCACACTTCTTTAGAAAATGCTGCTGCATCAATCGGCATTTTTCCATCAACATTAGAGTCGGTGTACCCACCAGCCAATGCTTCCCAAAAGTGGGTCGAGCCAAAGACTCCCTACTCTATAAGAGAGTATAAAGTAGGGGTCAATCTAGAAGGAGGTGAGTAGGATGATTCTTTATTGTGTGGAGCATTGCGACTCAAGTGGCTACGACAGACAAGTGGACCGCTACTGGTGGTTCAGCACCAAAAGTGAGGCCTTGGTTCATTTCTATGAACAAGGCCACGACTACGATTGGAACGCTTACCTTTATGCTCAAGAAAATTTCCCAGAAGACCCGTTTATAACCCTTTGGAGAGTGGAGCTTCCAAAGCAAAGCCCCAAAAAAATGCTCGTGGAAGCTATGAAGGTAGTCACTTGGCCCTCTTGGTACGGCAAAGCCATCCTCAGCTACCACTGTAATGTAGATAAGGAAAACGAAACTCTAAAAAAATTCATCAAAGGAGGTGAGTGATGAAAACATACGATCTCTTTATAGAAGAGGATGGATGCACCTGGCTAACAGGTGAAATCATCCGAGAATCAGACCCTCTTGGACAGGGGAATACAAGATGGGAAGTGAATTGGGAGAGCGGTAGCTTCCTGTTTTATGGAGGGAAGAACCAATTGAAAGCGATTCTAAGAACAATGAAACCAAACTTTATTATAGGAGGTGAGCGATGATTATACGACCAAAGTTTGAAAACCCGGCCGAGTGGGTGAAAGCTAAATACGATCAGCAAGAAGAAGAATGGTTCTCATTCTTTCTCAAGGCTGCATCTAGAGGAGTGCGTTGTGACCTCCCTTGGAGCAATGATATCGACATTTACATTTGGCCAGATGATTTTTGGGATTTCTTTGAGCTCAAGGAGATCGAGAAGATGAAGATTGACTTTATGTTCCGCAAAGGCCAGCGAGTTGGATACAACTTAGCTACCTTCCGAAACTCAGATGGCAATGCAGTCGTGCAAATAAACAGGCGCGGCCCGTGCCATCACTGCAACCACCATCGGTGGCACAGCATTCAAACAACAACCTGTCCAGAGTGTGGCTACACTCCAGTAGTCATCCCATTTTAAGGAGAAATTATGAAAATCACTGAAAAACGTCAACTTCTGGCTGAAGCCAAACGGTTCAACCCATACTCACACCCGGCCGAGGACATCAAAATGTTCAAAAGAAACGGAGTATACTACGGTGTCTCTTTTGGAGGTTCAGCCTATTATCAGTGGACTCCACTCCGCTTCAGTCTAAAACGATGGAAAAGAGATCATCACGACAAAGCAACTCAGTTGCTAGCTGAATTAAAAAGAAACCCATTTATGCAACAGCATCGCGAGATGCTGGAAAGATTGGAAATCAACTTGGAGATCAACAATGACTAAAATAAAATTACAAGGAGCAACAATGAAATTAGAAAAGCAAAAATCACGATGCGGATGTACGACATTCTTCATATTAGTTGATGGTGAGTGTAAGGGAACGGTGCAAAAATGCAGCTACTACCACGATGGATACAGAGCACAAAAAACTTTCTACACCGTATTTATGGGGGAAAAGATCACCCTTGACCCTAATCTACACTGGCCTGGTTACAATAGTAGGTTGGGAAAGGGTGTTGAATTTCAGCAAAAGCTAACCGATGATCGAAGGGCTTTTGCTGAGACAGGACACAAAGTACGAAAACGAATGATTGATTGGATCAAACAAAATTTGAACACAGTCGAAAATCAACTTGGAGATCAACAATGACTAACATAAAAACAAACACATCCACCATTGACACGTCAGATTTTACACTTGGCATCAAGGCTAGAGTCGAAGTCTTGTCACGTCTCGCAAAACAAAGTGCCGTCATACAAAAAACCGTGAGAGTTCACGGCGTCGACATGGATTTTTCTGGTTTGCATATCCGAACCAGCATTTGGGGACTTCCTTCTAGTGCGCAGAATACTAAGGGTTATCTCCAACATCGTGACGAGCTGTCATCACTTTTCAAGCAATGCTTTGGTAATCGCTTTGAAATTTCCAAAGAGCCAACAGAAAGTGAATATGGCGACCAACTATATTTTACTTTCACCTGCTCGCTCAGTTAGGAGGATAAAATGGGAGTATGTAAAGGTGAGAAGCTGGGTAAATGTACCCATTGCGGAAAACAGGGAGTGTACAAGAAATTCGGTTGGGGATACCCAACTGGAATAAAAATATGTCGCTACTGCAAACAACAACAACCAAAACAAGGAGGGGAAGAATGAACTGCCCATTATCAGACACAGTATTTAATTACATTGAACATCACACCAAAGATGAGATAGAAGAAATGTTGGAAACAACAGAGGTCTTATTGGTCCTGTTAAAAGCTTCGGCAAAGGCCGGAGATAAAAAAGCCATCAGCGACCGCAACAAGTTTTTATTTGCCAGAAAGGCACTGAGGATGGCAATCGCTTTCCTTGAACAATCAACCAACCAAAAGGAGCAGTAATGGAGTATTTAGTAACATTACGCGTCAGCTATGAGGTTTACTGTACAGTAGATGCTGACAACAAAAAGGAGGCCATTGAGTTGGCCATAGAAGAAGTACACGACCCAGAACTCATCAGCAATCATTCGTATTCGGTGATGAGTGAACCAACCATTTTAGAAGTAGAAGGTGAAGAATGATGATGATACAAAAGACAAAAAGAACTTCAAAGTATTTAACGAAGTTGTATTTGAAGACAGATGAAGGCAGAGAGTTTCTAAGAGACTTACTAAGCAGAAAGTTAACCGATGCCCAGCTTGCGACGCTGTATGACTTCAATGAAACGCAGGTGAAGCGAGCTCGCCATAAGCACGGTGTGTACTATAGAAATTGTCCCGGTTTACGTAAAATAGAAAAAAGAGAAGAGGTTGTAGAGGCTGAAGAAGTTGTTCCGCGCCCAACTCGTTCTGCAAACACACACAGTATATGTATCCAGCTATCTCCCGATGAGATGGAGAAGCTAGCCACACTTGCAGAAAATGAGTGTCGATCTGTTTCAAATCAAGCTAAATGGATACTAAGAAACGCCATCTAAGACCCTCGGGTATCCCTCCACTTAGCCCTCACCTTTCCCCAAGGTGGGGGTTTTTTTAATCTTCTAACAATGTATAGCTGAAGCTGTTCCCATAAAGGTCAGCACTTATCCTACACAGCTCCATAAACACTCTGTAATCATTTGGATCAGCAAACACTTGGCATCCTGCGCTCCACTTATCTACCTGAGTACTGGTCCGAACGGAAGAGGCACGATGAATGTTTATACCAAAATAACCCTGCTCGATGTCTTCAGGGTTGTGTTCCAAGATCTCGTCCTTGTCAGCATCGCGATACACCTTGACTTGTCCTCCTGTTTGCACAAGAGCCTCGTATTGGCCTTTGTGTTTCCCAAGTTGCCAAGTCCCTCTATACTGACCTGGGCACAAGATAGCAGTACCAGAAACACGACTTGGATTTACTAGCCAGTACTTACCAGGGTCTGTAGTGACCGGAAAGGACAGTTCTACCCATTTGCCAGCACTGTCCTTGTACACACAGTGCAAAGTATCATCAAAGGCATTTGCAGTTGATTCTGGGCTTCTTACACCTATTAGGTTTAGATTGTAAGAACCTGTTTTAAAAACAACGTATCCTTCTCTTTCAGCTCGTTGTAGTATATCTGGTATCATTTCGACCTCTTTCCTAAGAACCGCGCCGAGCATCATTTTCTTCTCGCTGACTTTGCGCCCTTGCATTTCCATTTTTTTCGGGACAGATTGTTTGGTGAATTAGGGTCACGGGCCTTCTTGGCCGACTTGCCACCCTTCTTAATCATTTCCTTTTTTATACCTAGCGACCGAGCACAATACGAGTCACCCTTAGATGTCCCTGGACGTATTCGATCACCGCCGCCTTTGGCTTTACCTGCTTGACCGTAGCTGACCTTTCTCTTTCGGCCAGTTTTCTTGTTCTTTACGACCTTAACAAATCGTTTTCCTTTCGATGGTTTCGCAGCCATAGTTACCTCTTCTTACCTTTGTGAAGACCGTGCTTCGCGTGTTGCTTACCTTTTTTGGTAGCTGCTCTCTTCTTTCTGTTCGCAGCTGCTAATTTGGCACGACCCTTCTTTGTAGACTTCAACCGATCAATGGTTTTCTTCGGAGCGTACACCTCTCCCGTTTTCCCAGATGGTTTACCGCTGGGAGTCGTCCACTTTTGCTTCGTCCATTTTTTTAGACTCTTTTGGCTTTTCTTGAGAGGCATTACTTCTTCTTTGCTTTCTTGGTTCTCTTTCCGTTACCAACGACTTTTTGCAATGCCTTAGCTTGAGCAGCGTGTGACTTAGATGCCTTCTTAAGTCCCTTGATAACCTTCTTTATCTTTGCTTTCTTTTGCTTTTTCATTTGTATCCACCGCCCTTGGCTTTGTATTCCTTAGCAAGCATTTGCGCCTTGCGAGCAGACCACTGACCTGGCTTGCCACCTTTTCCACCACGTTTAATCTTTTCAAAGAGGCGTTTGCGCATTGTAGGCTTGGTGTAATTACCAGCTTTGTTGACTGTACTTTTCTTTTTTGGCATCAGTATCTCCGCTTACCTACTTTTTTGTTTGCCTTCGTTCTCTGTCCTCGCTTAGGTAAAGACGGCTTCTTTTTTTTCTTAGCAGACATAGTTTTTTTCTTCGGTGGACGTCCACGTTTACTACCGTATGTTCCAGGTCCTTTAGGCATTACAATTCTCCAATTTTTCTTTCCATTCTAACAAAGGGGTTAGCCAATCATAGTTAGGGTTCTCAGGTTCTTTTTTTATCCAAGGAAGAGCACCCATTTCAATAAGATCTTCCAATCCTATTGTAGCACGAGCTTCCCAGAATGGTTTTAGCATTATCCAAGGAATACACCACCTGCTTCGGTCGTGCATTCTTAGAAGCACACAAGCAAGACCCTTTTGTCCCTCGTGTTTATCGAAGTCGGCAGCCTGATGTTTTTTTAAATTCCAAGTGCTCCACCGCTTAGACTTTGAGTCTTTATCATCACCCAAAATGCTCAATCCATTACAAAGTACAATCCAGTCGGGAGGGCCTTTCCCTGTGCGCACAGCTAGAAAAGACCCCTTGTTACCCTTTTTGCCTGGCCCAATCTTAAGTATAGGGGGGTTCATCCGCATCCAGTGTATAAGGCCATCCTGTTGCAACTTATTGCGAGAGTTATTACAAACCCTCTCCCAGACTATCCCTCTTCCAGCCATTGTTAACTCGTCAACAATTCGATTGTAATTGCTGTACCAGGGGCAGATGTGCCTCCCGTTCCAGCGTTGCTTACCACGGCATAGCTAAGGGCTGTACCAAATGCAATGCCAGGGTCAAACGCATACTCAACGCTTGAGCTTGCTTCGACCGGGAGAATGACGTCTGGAGCGTTTGTTCCAACGGTCAGACTCGCTGTCGTCAGATTGTACAGCTTGAGATACAGTTTGGTAGCGTTAGCTGTATTGACGATTCGGACCTGATGTACAGTGATCGATGCGTTCGAAACCTCAACTTCTCCGGATGAAGCAGCTGTATCTGTCCATTTCGCAGACGATACACTGGCTGGTATCGATGTTTTAAATGTAGCCATTATGCACCCCCAAAAATTGTTACAGCAAGAGAACTCGGTTGTGTGTCGCCACTAGATCCTGTACCGCCTGCTCTTGCAGCGGCCATTGTAGCCGCTGTACTAAACGTAATCCCTTGGCGGCACTGTACACTCATTGTAGTGTCGGCAGCCACAGGTACAACAAAACAAGGATCGTCTGTACCATATGTAATGGAGTACGCGTCGTACATTTTAAAATGTGTGATGTTAGCACCATTCACCAGTCGAACGTGGTGCACAGAGCCTGTAGTGCTGGTCAAAATGTTTGACACACCAGCTTTCTCAAGGTCGGATTCCTTGAGGTAGGTGTCAAAATTTGGTTGGCCATTGTTTGTAGTCGTAGCCATTTTATTTACCCTTGGTATCGCGAGCGATATCTTTTATGCGCAGCTCTTGAACAGTTGAGCTCAAGACCTGCAATTGATTTATAATTTGGTCAAATTTCTTGTCGACGTCCTGAATGTGTCTTTCTAGGGCGTCGAGTTTTTGAGAGAGTAAAGCAATGGTAGCCTGACTGTCGTCCTTGATTGCCTCTTTTTCCTTCTGTAGGTCCGATATAACAATGTCATACCGTTCTCTTAGAGCCAATTCTCTTTGCTCAAAACGTTCAGTCAAGGCCTCCGAGCGAGCCTCTGATTTTTCATTTATTTCATCTACCTTTTTGGTCATTGCTTTGTTTTGCACGACCAAATAAGCAGCAAACCCCATCAACGGGCTGCTATTAAACAGCAGGTCTATTAGACTCGCTTGATCCATAATGCTACTCCAGAGCATCAGCAATCGTCTCTATGAGGGATGGCAGGATGCTAAAACTCGCTTCTTCGGCGATAGCCCACTTTTCGGACTTGGTTACTCTACGACCTCCGTCAGAACTCTCTTCTTTGGCTTCTTCGACCGAGCGAAGTAGTTGTAGAATGAGTGGCATAGTTTTTCTAACGATAGCTATTGTAAGACGAAGGGCTTGGCGGTTCATGGTAATCTCCTAATTACGGGTTCTACTGATACTATAATCAATAGATAATGGGGGGGCTACCCCCCCCATCAGATTACATAAAAATTATGCGATATAAACAGCGTGCAAAATGTCGTTGGCATCCGGGTTAGCCCCGAAGGTGATACGACCAACACCACCACTACCACCAGTAGCAGATACAGCGTAAGAATCGTTATCACTGTCGCCATCTTTTTCCATTAACAAACCGTTTTTGTACACAAGAACTTCGACGTGTCCAGCATCTAGAGCTACTGACAAATCGAATGTTGCTGTACTACCATTGGCAGTAAAGACATCACGACGAATACGAGCAGCCATTTTAGCAGGAGTAACAGCATCATCAGCAAGCTGAGATGTGCCAACACCAGCAGCTTTGATACTGATTGTTCGAGCAGCAGAACCGTTGAATGTTGTTCCGGAGTTCAAGGCTATAGTGCTGTCGTCTACAGTCAAAGCATCCAAGTTTGCACCAAGAGCTTTTCCAGAGATCGTGCTGTTTGCAAGCTTTGCATTTGCAATGCTTCCGGCCAACATATCGTTGGTAATTCCAGAAGCTTGTACAAAAAGACCATCAGCATCAGCAGTTAGACCCCCAGAACCCTTCAGCTTGACCTCTAATTTATCAACACCGTCAACGTCGATAGATTGTAAACCAATATCAAGCAAAAGTTTGCTTGCTTGAATAGACCCGGCGAGCATTGCATCGGTAATCCCAGACGCCTTAACACGTAGAGCATCAGAAGAAACTTCAATTGAGCTGTCATCCACCGCAACATCGAGAGTGTTGCCACTCTTGGTCATAGCTGCCCCAGCAGTAATTTGGCCAGCTCCAGAGAATTGGGTAAATACCAAACTGTGAGTACCTACTGTATCAGAAGCATCGTCAGTTGTACAAACGAAACCATTGTCAGCATTTACAGTACCCTCTTCAACGAAGAAGAATGCACCAGAAGCGTGTTCGCCAGCTGACAGGTCAGCAGCACGTGCCCAAGAGCCTGCTTTACAGAGATAAATACCATTTTCAGAAGCAGTACTTTGATTTTTTACCAAAACACGCTCATCAGCACTAACCGCCACACCATCGATAGTTTGTGTACCACTCAAGGTAATGTTAGCAGTAGTAGCAACACGAACAGCATCCTTGACATCCAATCCTTGTTGCACAGAATCAACATATGCTTTTGTAGCAGCGTCTTGTGCTTGTGTTGGATCAGCCAATCCAGTAATCTTTTGGCTATTCATCGCAAAAGCACCATCTGGGTTTGCTAGATCGTTCGGCTTTAATTGGCCAGCCAGAGTGCTAGCAGCCAATGATCCACCCAAGGAAATAGATTGTCCAGCAACGGTCACAGCACTATTAGCAAGCTTTCCGTTGGCAATTGACCCAGCGAGCATAGCGTTGGTAACCCCAGAGGCTTTAATGCTGATTGTGCGTCCAGCAGAACCATTGAATGTTGTTCCAGAATCTAGTTGAATAGAAGAGTCGTCTACAGTAAGATTTCCTAAATTCTCCCCAAGAGCAACACCAGAGATTGTGCTGTTTGCGAGTTTTCCGTTGGCGATTGACCCAGCAAGCATAGCGTTGGTGATTCCAGAAGCTTTAACACGGATAGCGTCTGAGTTTACTTCGATCGATGAGTCGTCTACTTGGACACTGAGAACCTGACTCGAAAGAGCAAGAGCAGCACCAGCGATAGCAGACTTTATACGTAGTCCTGTAGAATTTTCAAGAGCAGATGTTCCAGCGAGCTGTACAGCCGAGCCACTGACTTTGTTGGAGGTTGAGATTGTGGCGAGTTTAGAATCTGAAATACTACCTGCGAGTTTTGAATCGTCGATAGCAAGATTTTTTATCTGCGCCCCACTAATTTGTATAGCCATAATTTCCTCAATTTGGATAATAATCGACTACAATATAGTCCCCGTTTTCTGGAGTGAATGTAGTCTGAAACGTTGTTTGTGAGTTTTCGGTTATTGATACGCCAGTAATTTGGCGCAAACCGTTCCAGTAAACTCGCAATGATCCAGATTGATATGCCTCAGGCACAGTAAAAGAGGTGGTCGATCCGTTTACCTGTGATGTCAGATTTGATTGTTTCAGCTCACGCATTGTGCCGTGTACAACCAGGTTTCCATCGATCGTCAGATTACCAGTAATTTTGGCAGTGTCTGATTGACCAATGACGCGACGTGTCACATTGGTGGAATCGTACCCAATCAGTTTATAGTCGTTAGGCATAATCCCTCCAAATCATTGCAGAATTTGAAAGAACGATTACCATAATCTTGCACATAAACTGTTGAATGACAAACATAAGACTCACCCAAGATAAACAACAAATTGAAAGTTTAAAACAACGTCTGGAATTATGCTTTGGCCATTGGCCCCGTAGAGGTAGCCTATTTTAATAACGTTGCATCCAGAGGCTGTAGGGGCGGTCAGGGAGGCTACACCATTTGTATTCTGACTGAGGTAAACTGGCTTCCCATTATCACCTACAGCAGGCACTTGATCCATCCGAACGCGACATAGACCCTCTTGAACAATTTTAACTCGGTTGCCCTGTTTTTGAGTTTGCAGTGATATCCCAATAACTTGATTGGTAGCTACACGGGCACGCCGAACTTGACCAAAAAGCCCATCCGGAAAAAATGCTACAATATGACCCCTGAGGACATCTTCATTAATGTTAGCGTGGAATTCGACGTTTTCAGCAGAACCTGATTCTCCCCTGAAAAATTTGTTACGCTTGATACCCACGTTTGCTCCCTGTAATCCCTATACTGTATATATACTCCTAAACCGGGATGCGCATCAAAATTAGTGGAGAGCGGTCCAGCTACTGCCGTTATACACCATCAACTTGTTTGTGGTTGTATTGTACAAGATAAGTCCTGCAGCCGGACTTGAAATAGCGTTTTGCTGAGTTGTTGTCATTTTTGGTGGCAGCAATCCTTTTGTTGTGGATACAATCTGTAGTATAGCACTCGCCTCATTTGGATTAGTACCAATACCAACGGCATTATCACCACCATTAGTCCGTATCAGATTGGGGAAACTATTTCCGTTGACGCGAAAATCAATGTCGACCCGACCTGTATTTGCCTCGATACAAAATGCTTGCGTTGCCCCTGCTGTGTCCTCCTTACCAATTCGAAGACACTCTACCTCGGCATTATTTACGAGCGCATTGAAAAGTATCTCTCCACTCTGCGCATTGCCAGAGGATGTTACATCTGATGCCCGAGCAACGATTGACGCGTATTCCTTTGGATTAGGCGTTCCAGCATCATCTTCACCAAAGAAAGACAATTTACCTATTTCCATGTCATCAGAGGCGTGCCCCAGTTTGTTAAAACGAAGCATTGGCGGTTTGTCAGCTGAATCGTGTGAGTTAATCAGCTCAACCATCGGGTTTGTTTCCGCTGCTGTACTTTCAATGATTACAGATCCGTTGGAAGCTATGGCGTCATTTTTCATTTGCAGCAGGGTTGTACCAGTCGCTCCTGTATTGTCATTGGTAATGTCGATCAGTGAGCGCACACTGTTAGAAGATGAATCGGATTCAATTTTAAATACACTACCATCAGTCAAGGCATCTGCGGTTACAGTCATTACAGCACCTGTGGTCAATGCGTCCGCTGTAATGTCTATGACATTGGCTGTAGTCTGAGAGGCGTTGATATCAAGGCAAATTTTGTCGACATCTAACGCGTTGAGTTGTAGTAGTGGTACACCAGTATCTGCATCTCCAGTGACCTCCAGAAGGGCCGCAGGACTATCTGTGCTCACACCAATAGATACTCTGTCAGTACTGGCCTCAGCAAAGATAAGATTGGCATCATTGTTACCCTCGACACGAAAATCAACATCACCAGACAGGTCATTGATTACAAACTCATCTTGTGTACCCTCAGAGCATCTAGCTATCTCTACACCGCCAGCCTCAAACGCAATGATGTCTCCAGCGTTGAAAAAAACAATCCTGGTATCTGTGTCTCCATTGTGAGTGAGGTGTTTGTCAATCAATACATCATTGGTTGACATTGTAATTGTTTTGTCATCAGATATGGTCAAGGCTGTAGCAAAACTATTAAGGGAGCTTCCGCCTGCACCTTCATTGGCCACCTGAAAGATGATGTCTCCCCCAGCTCCAGAACCTTTACCTTGTCCACCCTGAATAGTCAGAGAGCCACCAGCAATGTTATTGGTTGTTCCGGCTGTGGTATTACCACCCCGAATGACAACGCTTGTACCAGCAACATTGTGAGCAGTATCAGAGGTGGTAAACAGGTCCATAGATGTAACGACCAGGTCTCCACTACCAAAAGCGACATCAGATAAATCATCCAGCGCAGAAGCCCCGCCACCACCTGCTAATCCTGTACCAGAGGTAATCTGGATATCGTCACCTGCATCGGTTGTAAAATACAACTCATTAGGAGTCGCTGTCTTGACCCACAGCTGACCATACGCAGCAACGTCAGCATCGGCATTGGCTTTTTCTTTCAGAGACACAGAAGAATTAAATGTAGCTGACCCCGCCTCTGACATATCCAGTTTCAACGCTGTTACGCCACTACCACCATCATTACCAGAAAAAATCAGGTCCTTGTCTTGAGTTTCAATGTGTAGTGTTATGTCACCACTACTGTTCTCAAAATAGGCTCGAAGTGTCCCGCCTGTCAGGAACTTCCAAGTATTTCCGGCGGCATCCAAGTGGACATCATCTGCAGCATCCAGAATGAGGTCGCCACTTTGCCCGGTTGCGATGGTTGTGTGAGAATCGTTTGCCACTGTAAACGTAGCAAAGCTGTCTGAATCGTAGCTCAATTTGAGCTGCGTAGAGGTAGCCATTACCTCCAATTCAGAGTCAGGGTCAGCCACCCCTATACCAACTCGGTTTGAAGAATCTACATAGATTAAACCAGCATCACCAACATCAACGGTAAGATCTGGAAAATCTGATACTAAATTTCCCTGGTTAATGCCCATTTTTTATCCCTTTGATAACTCATACCAAAACAGTCGTGCTCTGTGTAAAATTGGATTACTGAGATTGAAATTACGAGTAGTAACCCAGCAATGTATGGTATTTGCTGAACCATCTGAAGGTAGGCTCGGGACCATATCCATATCAATGGCAGCCATATAATAGTCCGTCGTAGTGGTACGTCGAGCAACCATTCTTATAGCCGCACTTGGACCTGCACATATATCATTGCCATCAGAATCCCAAGTGAAGAAAACTTTGCATTCTCGGTCTGTCTGATTGGCTGTATCGTCTTCAATAATAATTTCCAGATGACTCCAGCGCACTCCTCCAGTTGGTAAACCAATTGCAGAGGTTGCCGTGGTGTCAGCATTGAGAGTTACCTTGACGAAGGTGTTACCGAACGTGGTAACACCCCCAGCCGAAGTTAGCGTTACGTTTTCGCTGTTTTGTAAAAATCCACTAGCCATACTAGCCTCCTATTGAGATTAAGAAGGTTAGCTACGTTCCCAAAGGACTGAAATATAGTCAATGTCGACTTGTGGTACAGTTGTACCGCTCGATTTTTGAATTTCAACTATTGGCTGTAAATAATCCGCTGCTGCCATTTGACTAACATCAAAAGTAGTAGATTTCAGTTGTCTTACTCCATCAATAAAAAATTTAACATCTGATAAATCACTCATATCAATTTTAAATTTGTAGTAAGTTCCACTAACCCAGTCTGATGTTGTATCTTGATCAGATGTGTCAGTAACACCATCATCAGTATCAATAAGGATATTGTTGTTAGCTCCTGTCCATTTGAATAAACAATGATCAGCAATGTCACCAACAGTATCGTTTCTGGCAGAAGCCAACCCAATAATTAATGTTTCAGCAGCATTTGGTGAAGCAGTTGTAATTGCAACTCTTGCTTCAAAAATTGGTTTTTTCGTAGGAGATATGCAACAGTCATCACCAAGATAAACAGCACATCTTTCGGCTTCTGAAGTTGAAGCTAATTTCATTCTATAAACACCATCTGCAAGAGGTTGGTGCGCTAGAGTTGGTGTGCCTGATGATGAATCGTCATGTTGTACAAATCCTGAGCCAGATGCAGGTAAAGCTCCACCACCGATAAAGTCAGAAAAAATTTGAACGTGGTCACCAACACTTCGTGTGTACCATCCCTTTTCACTAACAGCGTCGTGCTGAAGTCGGTTGCCATTCATTAATTGTGGAATCTGTGACATAATAATCTCCTATAGGTTGTCGTCTATATCTTAATTTAAATTTTACTGTAGGTCACCAGATTTTTCTTCTGCTTCCCTTAGTTCTTGGCGAACCCCTCTAATTACTCTCAACTGCTCTACCAGCTCAGTTCGCAACGCTTTCGGCGGAACGGACATAACTTCCAAGAAAGATTCAAAATCAGTGTAACCAAGACGGGTTTCAGAAGGCTCACCCAAAACTTTACTTTTGAAAGTGCTTGTTAAAAACCTAGTTTGTTTCTGTGGTCTACCAAATACTAGATTCGTTCCTGGAAACGAAGTAAGCGTTTCCAAAGAAAGGTAGTATAGAAATACATCTATAGTTTCTTCGGGAACATAAAAGATATCATCACCACGAACAGAATCTTCATACTCATACTTTCTTCTTTTCATATTGATAAATCCTTTCGTGTTCGTTGGATTTTCACTTGAAAAATTAAACAATGGATACAGCTTGTTCATAGCTTCCATCTGTCTCTGCGAAACTCTAATTTGGCTAAGATCCATATTGTTAAACAGTTGCTTGGACATAGCCAATTCAAACACCATCTTGATAAGTGGTGTACTCTGATTTACAGCATATGCTGCAGTACCACCTAACAAATTCTTTAATACGTCTTCATAGAAGAACTCTTTTGCTGTTCCACCTTGGAGGGCTTTTTGTAGTCCACCGCGCATCATTTCTACAAATGGAGCAACCATCATTGCGGAATCAGCAACACCAACCATAGGCCAAATATGAACCTTTTGACCGTATACGTCTTCATAATACCAAACGTCGTGAGGCTCTTGAAAATCAAAAACACCGCCCTTAGACATTATTCTTGGTCTAAGATAATCAGGTAGCATTCTATACTCGTATCCTCTTTCGTCTTGAGATGTAGCTTCCCTTTGCGAGTTCCGGATAAAACGGAGAACACCCATAACCCTTGCAGGATTGTTCATTAAGGCCCTGGTAACTTGAATTTGGTTTTTTCTCATATACGCGTAGAATAAAAAGACTTGTCGTAAATATGTCTTCTCAAAATCAGTTAAAGCAGCGTAATCATAGTATGTATCACGTACGACCTTTGCGGCTTCTGCTCCTGATTTCCCCTTGTTTATCTCATCCATAAACAATGCAAATCTGAATATATTGTCTGTAGCTGCAGCCAATTCTGACCAAAAGTCTACATATGCTTCACCAAGGGCGTAGAGCTTATACAATCCTTTTGGATTCTTTTGTCTCAAATCGTCGATAACACTTTGTCCCAGCTCCGTAGTAATGAAAGAGCCTCCAATACCGTGCTTCTGAGCTTCGTTGGCTAAACTTTCAGCTGTCCATATTCGGCCATCATCTGTAACCATAACTCGACCTTTATGGTGACCGCGCTTTCCATATTCAAAAACACTTATCTCTTTTGGGTGTAAGAACGAAAGACCTTGCAAGTAAATGTCAACATTCAACACAGCCGTTGCAAAGTTAGAACTTATTCCTTTTATTCCTCCATCTAAGAAGCCTTGAAACAAAGCCCCAAACATATTGTTTACGTAGTAAGCAGCAGTTCCCACAAGGAATCCAGTAGTAACCAATCGCTTCTTCATTCTGTGGTAGGCTTCAAAAACATTAAGAATGTTATTAAATGGATTACCTGAAAACCGTTGGGCTGGGTTTACTAGTCTTGAAATCGTATACGCACACACTGTAAGAGCGTCATTTACAAATTCTCTAATTGGTTTGGCTGGCTCAAGTTTTTCAGTGAGTCGTTCAGAAGCGGTTTGTGTCCTCATCTCCTTCTTTAATTCTTTAAAATACTCTCGTATTGTAAAATAGCCTTTTTCAGCTTTCGCTTGATCAATACGAGTTTTCAAGTACTGTGATGACAATTCAGCCTCAGCTAGTTGTTCTTTTGCATTTAAAGCAAAATCAAGGTCTTCATATATCGTGGTGTTAGGATCGCCACTTTTTTCAACAAGTTTGCTTTTAATGTTGTCCATTAGTCGTTGTGTGTTCGGAAACCTTGCTTCTAGTGACTCACCTAAAATCTCTTTGAGGTATTTTTGAGTTTCAAGTGCAAACTGAGTATCAATGTCTTCAACCAGTTCAGTGTTTTTAGACTCAATGTCAAATTCCTTTATCGACCTTCTAAGAGCAGGGTAGTCTGGATTTTGCTCTATAATATATTGAGTTACAAGGTGATGTAAATCTTTTGCATCAAGTTGAGGATACATCTTTAAAATTTCCTCAACCATTCTTTCCTTAATGATTTCCGACCTGGCTAAATTTTGTTGTTGCCTTTTTGTGTTGCTTTTTCTTTCAGCAAGCTCTTTTGGAGTAATTCTGGTTTTGTCTTTTGCAACTCCCAATGGCGAAACTTGCTCAGTTAGATTCAACATAATGTCATCTAGTCCAGTTGGAACAATATATTCAATCCCATCAGGGGAGGTATAACGTTGCATCTTTTTTCCTGAACTAGGTTCAATACCATATGTAGATATAATTTCACCGGCCACCTGTGTAGCCGCTATATCTAACTCTAAGAGTTCAGCATTTTCTCTTTGAGGCGGCACTAGAAATTTTCTATCTGCTGACAACAAACGAGAGTTTGGTGTGAGATTTATCCATTTATTAATTATTTGTTCTACCTTATCAATAAAGATGCTCTCTTCTACTAAAGGCTCAAAACCAATTTCTATAAGTTTCTCACGAGCCGCTTTTTGTAAATCACCATAAACGTGGATTTCAGCGATTTTACGTGAAGCCTCAGCTAGTTTTTCCTCAGCCATCAAACGAACAATCATTTCTGACATCACCATCCCCAAATCAATTTTTGGAGTTTGAGAAAGTTTTACATCTCCACTGTCTATGCCCATTCCAATCAATGTTCTTCTGAAATAGGTTTCATCCATTGGAGCTTTGGTGGTTATTTCATTGGCGTATTTTACAATCTCTTCTGGTGTAAGCTTATCAAGATCTTTCTTAATTTTTAACGTTTTCTTCAGGTCTTCTGCAGCGTTAATGTTGGCACTGGATTCATTCTTAAAAGACTCCTTGAATCCAAACTGTCTATATATATTTACCAAGTCCTGAGGTGTCCATTCTTGTCCATTTATAGGCTCTTCCACAGAGTATTTAGTGGGGTTCTGCATTCTTTTTAAATCCAAGTCGCCAGGAGCAATCTTACCTTGGAAGAACAAAGTGTACGCAGTATACAAGTCCTGAGAGCTTAATTCACCTGACGACAGTTCTTGCTTACCAACAGCAGCCTTGTAAACAATTTCCCCTCTTCTTTTAACTTGAAAGTCTTTTCTTTCTAGAGCTGTCAAAAGTATTGATATGTTTGCTGTGACTTGCTTCTTCTGGTCAGGAGACAAACTCATATTTGAGTTGTATGTCCCCAAAAACACTCCCAACTCTTCTGACGCCACTTCCTCGGCCAAGGTCAAATCAAAACCTATAATACTTTTGACTTCGTTAAAAAATCCATTTGCCCAAGTATCAATGCTTAGAACATCTCGAGTTGAAGCTATTCTTCTGTAAATAGAAACTATTTTGTCTTGGGCTTCTTCTATCGCTGTTATTTCCTTTTTAGTCAACTCTAAAGTCTCATTTTCGTCTCTGTCGAGAAGGTATTCTTTCAGAACCTGAAACTCCTTTGGAGCAGACTCTCCAGCAACATCAATAGCATCCATCATCGTTCGAAGCTTTAAAAGAGCATCTTTGTCTTCTAAAGCAAGCTCAAAATTCTTATCCATCATTCCTGATTTGATACCTTTAATTCTGTTTACAATGTTACGTAGCTGAGGAACTTTAACAGGATCAACAGGTGGATTGAACATCCTTTGTAGGTTTCGCCCTATCTGTACCATTGGCACACCAATCTTTCGAAGATTCTTACGCTTGGATTCTGTTAGGTTAGAACCAAAAATAGAATCAGCATAACCAATAGCCTGCTCAGAGTTTTGTTTGTCAATTAAGTTCAACACAGTTTCAATGTCTTGTGGAAGTTTTCTTAACCCTGCCTGTAGCTCGATTAAAACCTCTACAATTCTAGGATCTAGTTTCTGTTCAGTAGCAATCGCCTCTAAGCTTTTACCAGGTAAACTTGCAACAATAGATGGGTTGTAGTTTTCAACAACTATATCAGCAACCGTGCGTATATTTTGAACTGTTGACCTTGCAATACGCCCACCAATTGCGTCAGGAATCAATCTTGCAAGCCCATCGACGACGTTGTACAACGCACTTGTCGAAGTGCGTTCAAGAGCATTGCTTCGCTTTGCCGATATGGGAGCAGCATTATCAATTATCGCTGGTCTTATGATATCTCCGATATCAGTCAAATATATCTTTACCCTGCCATCTCCACGTTTAGTGTCTTTAACACGACGAACAAAGCCAGCATCTAACAATTGACGACCGGGAAGAGAGTGTGTTTTGTCAATGAAGTCGTCTAAACGAGCCTTCACTTCTGGGCCAAAAGTTACAAATGGCTGATTGAGTTTTTCTTGTTGCTCTCTGGTCATATCGAAAATGTTTTCTACATTGTCATACTTTGCTTCAGTTCCAAACTTCTCGGCTACTTGATCCATTGTTTGACCAAAGATTTTTTCCATCTTAATTCTTGCTCTGGCAGAGTACTCCTCTCGATCTTCAGCCCTTACAATTGTTCTTTGGGTTAAAGCGTGGTAATCAAAGCGTGTGTTTGCTTGTATGTGTCTGTAGTCAGCATAAGCCTCTATTCTTGCATAGAAGTCAAGTTTATCAATGGGCTTACCCTCTTTTACAAGTTGCAAAAAGGCAATGTCTATTTCTTCGCCTGTTACTTCTTCTGGCCTGATATCATTAACATCTCTGTTCTCCCTTTGAGCAATGTTCTCTTTTGCTCTTTGGCGAGAAGGTCTTAGCTTTTCTGGATAGTTTATAGAAGGATACAAACTAGGCCGTAAGTCATTTAACAGCTCATCACGACTGGTTTTGTAGACCCTCTGACTAACTTTTGACAACGCCCTCTTGGTTTTGTTTTTCTCTTCTGCTTGTAAGATACCAAGTTCTTGAAACACCTCAACGGTTTCTAGATACGCGTTTCGAAAGTTTACAGGACTCTCTGCTGTTGATTTTAAAAGACCCTCTATTGCATCTGAATTGATAACTCCCTCTAGTTTCTGTCTTTGCTCTGCAATGCGATCCTCATTTAAAGATCGAGTGGCCGTTTCAGCTTGTCGAGTAATTTGTTTTGTTGGGTTAATTTTCAAAAGCTTTTTAAGGCCCTCTGGCATATTGCTTTTAGCACCTCGAGCAATCCTGGAATTTAAGGCTAGGTTTAATGCAGTCTTGAAAGATTCAGTAAATCGTCTTATGCCTTCTTGTAAAACAGGATCGCCCGAGTTTTTTTCTGACATCTGAGTGTATTCCCAAGCATCAGCAAATTCCTCTTCCCCTTTCCTAGTCATTCTGCGTTGTCCATTTTGAACAACGTGATCGAAGTATTTGGCTATTTGGTTGTATGTATCAGGGTCTAAGAGGCTTCTTACAAGGTGACCGTGCTCGTGGAAAAAGGTTGTGATATCATAGTCTTTACCAAGTTGAATTCTAACTATGTCACCAGTGTTTACAAATGTCCCAAGTACTGTGTCTTCTTCCTTCTTGGTAAGGCGATTTTTCATTAAGAATTTGTTTTGTTCTGCTTCTGTCATCACTCCAGTGTATCGACTTACATCTATATCGTAGTCAACTGGCAGTATTGGTTCACCTGATATAAACTCTTGCTTGTTCAAAACTTCAGTTAAAAAGTTTGTGGCTCTGTCGTCAGGTATTTGTTGTAGAACTGATTTCAAAACTTGTAGCTGGTGTTCGTTCAATGGCTTTGGATTTAGCTCAAAAGCGGCTCTAAATTGCGTCAATGCTTTTTGCAGCCCCTGAGGTACAGTCATCAACCGTAAAAGGAAATTAAAGACTTCACTGCCCATTCGTGTATCGATTTCTTGAAACCCTGCATACATAGCATTCTGAGCTTTTTCTTGGCCTATGTATTTTTTCATTGTAGACCAAACCATCT